CTAACGAACTTTCTTTTTCTTTCTTTTTGATTCTCCCTTTCTTATAACCAGGATAGTCTTTATGACGATATGTAGTACCACCATCCCAACAGGTTATGAAACGATTGGTGTTGAATTTTTCTGCAAGAAATAATACCTTCTTTAGAAATCCATAAATTATTCCAGTAGATTTACCTTCCCATGAAAGCGTACCCATAGTGTAATAAGCAGCATAGATAAGATTACTACAATCTATTAGAAGGATATTAGTATCTTGCTTTTCTTTTCTTGACTTCATCTTCGAATGCCTTTTCAATTTTATACCATTTATTTTCTGTCTTTTCTATTAATAAATCTTCAAGGTTGTTTTCTTCAATATATTTAATAAGTTTTTCACGAGTCTTAAATTTTGTTCCATTAAATCTGGATGATAATTTTACACCTGTGCCATAAACAAAATCTATCATTGAGTCAATGTCGTCAATACCATAATCATAAAGGATTGTAAACTCTGCTTCACGAAAAGGTTTTGCTACTTTAGACCGTTCAACTTTGACTCCAGTCTTTATTCCATATACTCGTTCTTCTTTCATTTTGGTTGCCCGCATTCTTTTTACTTCTTTAATCCATGCAACCATATGGGTATAGAAGTCAAGTGCCTTTCCGCCAGTTCTCGTTTGTTTTTTACCAAAAGTCACACCAATTTTACTTCTAACTTGGCTGACAATTATAAGAGTCGCGTCTATTTTGTTTTCATCAAGGGCACCGCAAAAGGCAGGAAAGAATTTTCGGCTGGCATATTTTTGTACGGCCAAGTCATAGTCACCTTTTAACTCAGTATCATCAGTTACACTTTCCATAAACGCTTTTTGACTCTTCGCTGACTGAAAAGCATCCCAACTGTCTATTATATATAGTAGTGCTTCTCCTTTCTTTAGAGCAAATGCTTTTCGGAGAAATCGTCTACAAAATTCTTCAAAGTTTTTACTTCTTGTCCAATCAATGGCATTGTAAAAATCTTGACCATACATTTTTTCTACAGGAAAATCCATGACTCCTTCTGCATTGTCATAGCAGATATAAAACTTTTTAACTTTTGGGAATATTTTAGACTGAACAGTCTTTATAAATTTATAAAACCAAAAACATAATTCTAGAGCTAACAAAGTTTTACCACTGCTACCATCGCCGACAATATTACTGACTCTTGCTCTGGCCCATCCACCAGCTTTTCCTTTCCCACTGAGTGCAAGATTAAGTCGTGTAGCACCTGAGTTTATGAATTCAACTCTAGTTTTTGTTACTGTTTTTCTACGTTTTATAGAAGAAGTTACATCTTTGGCGGAAGCCCCAGTTTTTCTACGTTTTATTCCCATTCTTTCACCGTCCAATAAAATTTAATTGCTTGTTGATTTGCTTTTTCATTTTTGCACTTTCTGTCAGGCAATCCAAAGAAACAGGTATTTGGAGAATCAAATGCCTGCCTCCATTCTTTCTCAAAGTATACACATTCTATTTGGTTATGAGTACTACAGATTAACCTGATTTCTGCTTTACAGTAGTTTGCTATAATTGGCATTATCGTAATCCGTAATCTGTTTTTAATTCGTTTGGAATTATTGGGGCAGTGCTAACTTTATCTTCTGGACATTCATGAATAATAGCTCTAAGTTTGCACATGAAGTCATAGTTCTCTTTCTCACGATGCTTGTGTAATAACCTTTGATGAAGCCATATTAAAAATAATTTATCTTTCATTTTATTTTTCTTCAACTAATTTTTCAAACATATTTTTCATTGATCCTAATGCTTGATATTCAGTAGGATTTGAATATTTGTTTTCACACCAATAATCCTGGAACCACAAATCTCGTATTTTAAGTGCAGATTTAATTGCATTTTCTAATTCTAATTCTCTTTTAGTTTTTTCATTGTAGTCATTCTTTAACATTCTTATAATACCTTTAATAAAAGCATATATATAAGATATTTTTTTTTGGGGATCATTTTTTATAAAATGCGTTAGTGTTTTAATGTCTTCTATTGTAACGAGTACCCCTCCATTTAGTTTTTTCATTGTAGTCATTCCTTGATTTCAAGTATTATTTCTTTTTCATCAATAAGTGCTTCAATAATTTCTATATCTGTTTTAAGGAGCATCATATCACTTTTACGATAATGCTTTATACCATCAGCTAATGCTCTTCTAACTTCTAGAATTACTGTTATTGCATTATCGTATAATTCAATTTCTTTATCATCGTACATATGATACTCCTTAAATATTCATGACTAGTAAACCGCACCCTAGCGATACGGTTTAACTTATTGAGAATTTTTAGATTACATGATGGTGAAGTGTCTTTTGGAATATCTCTGAGCCAACACTTATACCTTTCAAATAAAAGAACAATCACTAGTCATGAAATTGAATTGCAATATGCCTACTTGCTAATCTTTAACCCTCAACCCTATATTGCCCTCGGCATATTGCAAACTGGTTATAGATCCATTTCTTCGATGACTTCTTTTCTCAATTTTTTAAGGTCATCGTCATCATCGTCATCAAAGTCATCGATATCTATATCAAGATCCTTGTCGTCAATGAGGTCGTCGAGGTCTTGAAAATCCATTTTTTTAATATCCTTTTTGGTTATCTCATCTTCATCATCATCATCAGGTTCATCAGGATATTTTTCTGCTAATGCTTTACAAATTATTTCTTTAACATCATCTTCATCGTGTTTCTTTTTGATCTTTACATCAAGATCGTGTTCCTCGATAAAGTCTTCGAGATCATCCATGTCATCCATGTCGTCAACTTCATTTACGAGTTCTTCTAATTTGTTATCTGGCTCGTCTTTGTCAACATCGCGTTTTTTCTTTCCACGTTTTTTGTCTGGCCCATTTTCACCCCAATAAGCAGTGGATACCTCTTCGTAATTTGGGCGATGAGTTATTTCGTCAAGAACTACAGCATCATCCAACACGTCATCATCAATTTCATAATCCCTGTCATCAAAAGCATGACCGAGAAATTTTGGAAAGTCATCTTTCCCCTTTGCTGGCTCAATGGTAAAGTTAATTGACTTACCGACATAAGGATCTGCGAAGTCAATTGATTTGTCTGCTTTCCCGCCACGTCCAGGTTTTTTACTCAATGCCATGACGTGTTTTTCAAAGTAGTGAAAGCTAACATCCCATACCCGAACTCCTTTGTCTTCTTCACCTCTATCAAAACACATAATGTTATAAAGGTTGCGACGTTTCGGAAATAGCTTTTTCCAGACTTCTTCATCTGCACCATCTTCACGAAGCTTTTGGCGATGTTCACAAATTGGACAGGGTTTATTGAACATTTCAGTATTACACAAATACCATGAGTCATTAGGACCGACATTGGTATGTACCCAATACTCATAACTATATGTCGGGTCGCCTTCACCTACTATTGAGTCATACTTGCCGGCATAGTACGGAATGATATCTATGATATGAGAACCATCTTTTGGTCTCCATGTAGCAATATCCTGTCCTTCAGAAAAGATATTTTTCTGACGTCCAGAACTTCTTTCCTGTCCTTTCTTTAAGCGGTCTTTTAATTTACTACTTTGAAATTTTCTCTTGTCTTTTTTCTTGTCACGTCTACTCTTGTCTTTTTTACTCATTTTGTTCCTCCTGTTATTCTGTTGGTTTGTTAATTTGATTTGTTAATTTCTTCCAATACACTCCTTACTATTGCTTTGGTACCGAGTCTGCAGCATATATAGAGTATAATAATCCAAAAGCAAACTTGCATAATAAAAACAATAGCATTTCGAAATATCTCTATCGACCAAGATAAAAACATTATCTCTTTCTCCTTTTGATTTTCTTTTTTTTCATTTGTTCTAATACCGAACGCCTACTATTTTCATACATAATTTCTTTTTTCTCGATTGGTACTTTTGGTTCTGAAAAATGTAATTGTATATTTAAGGAAACCAGTGCTTCAAGCATTTTTTTCCTATGATTGAAAGCAGTTTTTGCTTCAATTAAAATCTTCTCATTTTTTAATTTATTGAGATATTTTTTATAAAATTTTTTAACCCTACGGTGATTTTCTACCGCAAGTTTTATTGCCCTATCTGTACTCTTGCTTTCTGAAATTCCATATTCCTCTGGATGACTTCTAATTTTTTTATCTACTTCTGCCCTTATTAATTCAACTCTATTTTTGGCATCTTCTCTTTCTACAGAAGCTACAGCTGCTTTAAGAGCCCAATCCATGAACAGTTGAGGTTGCCGAACTAATTCCCATTCAAGATTGTAACGATCGATTTTTAATTCTTCGTAGTATCCCATTTCAAACCTTTAACTCTTTTTTTTTGATATGAAATTTGATATACTTCATTTGAATAGAGTCACCATTTGTTATTGGTGATTGTTTTGACTTCAGGTAATTGTATCTATTATTTAATTCCGGCAATGACATTTCTCTCATTTTTTTCTTGGTGTTTGTTTTCATCTTTAACTCCTTTACTTTGTTTTATAGTAATATCCATTTCCAGGCATGTATTCACCAGTGAATATATAATAAATTGGTTTAGTACATTTATATATAATAAAAATGACTATCACAATTTGGATGACTTTTAATAAATTATCTAGTATCTTTATCATATGTCTATCTTTCGTTTTAGGTTGAATGCATTTTTTTTAGGTTTATCAAATGATTTCATTAATTCTTTTTCTTTTTGTAGAAATATTGAATTATAGTTAACACTTGAATATTCTTGTCTAGTCATTTCTATTATGCCGAATGCACAAGGTATTTCAACATGACTCCCATTCTTGGTAAATGTTACCAGCGGAACATTGCACTTATCATCTGGTGGATATAAACTATGATCAAATGCTGTAGTCATTTTAATTACCTCCTGATTGATTTAATTCATCATCCCAAATACAACCAGGCCAACCACCTTCACCTTGTGCAATTATTCTTTCGGCTTCAATTCTTTTAAATATAGTTTGGTTTATAGTCA